AGGATTACATCGGGAATCTCCACCATTTATGTTGGGGGTGCTTCCGAAGTGGAACAGATAGAGAGAAAAGAGCGAGTGGATGATGCGGTGAATGCGTGTAAGTCCGCGCTTGAGGCCGGTGTGGTTGTCGGAGGGGGGGCAACCCTCTATGGGGCAATAGATTACATCGCTAAGTTCCATCGTGATGACGATATTTTCAATCTGTTCTGTGATGCCTTAGCAACACCACTAAAAACCATCATTAATAACTCAGGTAGTGGGAAGTTCGACTCTCTCGCAAACTTGGGTGACTACGGTTACAAATTACCGAAAAAATCTTATTTCTGTGGCAAAACCGGAGATGTGTTGAAGGCTACTGAGGGCGGGGTCTATGACCCTGTTATGGTAGTAATAAACAGCCTTGAAAGTGCGGTGTCTATCGCTGCGCTGGTTCTGATGACCGATGCCGCCATCATTGCCCCTGACGCATAGTTTATATGCGTAATTATTGGAGGGGATGATATGAAGCAGACTTGGGGAACCAAACAGCCCGACGCAAAAGCAACGAAGACGACAGAACCGGAAACACGCTTTGATGAAGCCTACTACCGGAATCTATTTGAGAACAATCGCACTAATTCGATTACTCATAGATGCGCGCTCGTTGGGCATGAAAACACGCTCAAGACGGGACTTGCTCTCTCTTTCCTTGAGCCGGAAATTGAGGCTGGAAAGGATGTTTATGTGTTCGATATTGATAACTCAGCGAAGCCTACTATCGACCATGTTTATCCCGATGCCAAGAACATTATTGTCCTTCCTCTCCACGATGAAACCGACGACTCCATCTTTGATGAGAATAACAATGTGGATTACAAGGCCCTTCTTGATAAGACAGCATACTATGTGAATATCCTCGCAAAGAAGGTAAATGACGACCCCGAATCTGTGGGTGGTATCATCTTTGATGGCGGCTCAACCTTTCTTAAGTGGTGCGAACACGCTATGCGTGCTTCTCTTCTCGCGCGTGGGGTTATCGAAGAAGAAAGCGATACCTTCAATCAGAAGGAATGGCGAGAACGCAACCGCTTATATCGCAATGTTCTAACACGCCTACACAGCCTCAATGTGGCTAAGGTATATTTCGTATTCCATCTAAAGCCCATATCACAATACATGGACGACGGCACAGGCAAGAAGGTTCTTATGACCGTAGGCCACCGACCGGAGTGGGATAAGGGAACTATGAGAAAGTTCTCTCAACAGATATTCTTATCGCGCCACATGAAAAAGGCTGATATGGCTGCTGGAATCGAGGGCGACAGAAATCTTGATGAGGGAGAATGGGTTGTTAGAGGCAAGATAGAAGAAATGAAGGGCCAACACATAGAGAAGGTTGGTTCAGTCCATGATATAGCCCGCATTAAGGATGGAAAGTTCAACTTCATCGGCCTTGAGTGGATGAAGGAATGATTGTATGTTGGTTGAAACCGACTCGCTCAAATGGCTACTGTCCTTAATGCAAAGAAGGCAGACCATTGACGGTAAAAGTATCTCTCAAGTCCATTCCCTGCTGATGAAGGCAGAGGGTGGTAGGTTGAGTGCTTGCACGCTGGTCAAAGACGGCGTAACCTCCCTTATGCGACTCTCTATACCCTGTGGAGGGGAGGGGGAGTTCGCTCTTACGGACATAGATGCCGCGCTTGGTGTTCTCAAGTATCATGGTGGCGCACTTACTATCACTCCGTATGAAGACAAAGTTAGATTCAAGACAACCGGAAAGCAAACGACCCTCTCTGCGAATAGAGAGGCAAGAGCATTCCCTCACACTCCTGAAACTATTACTCTTTGGTCTGAAAAATCAGAAAAACTTGCTGCAAAAATTGATGTGGATGCTTTGGAGTATCGGGGTAATGACGGTGAGGTATATGGGTGCGCCTTCGTTTTCCCCGACTTAGACACTACGGCTCTTTATGAGGCGTTCAGATGTGATTCTATGAACGGTCAGAAGTTCAACAAATATACCGTGTCTTACGATGATGCGCTACTATCAATAAGTGTTGGTGGGGAATTGAAGGGTAAAACTACTACTGAAGTCGCCGTCAATAATCAGCAGCATCAGTCAGGTCACATGTATTACAAAGGCGGCTTACCTCCCGTTACTTACAATGGGGGGCTTGAACATATCTTCCAAAATCTCAATAATGATGCGACTATCGGCATTTGGGATTTCTCAGAAAAAGACATGGGCTATCCTATGCTTATTGGTCTTGGTGACGGCGACTTCATCTTCCAAATCTCAAACGAGGGTTGAGATGGTCGGAATTATAAACAATCTTGGGCTGGTTAAAAGGTCACAATATACAGGGAAAAAAAAGCCCCTGAACACCGACTTCACGCATTACTTTACGGTAACTCACATGATACCCTCGGATGGGCCAATTACTATTATGTGGCACGATGAACATGGCATAAACTATGTTGCTTCCTGCCATGTTCGTGCTGAGTTTGACCCTGAATATAATCAAGAGCCTTTTCTTATCGCTGATGAGAAGAAGGTGATGGAAAACTCTTTAAGCGAATCAATGAAAGAAAAAAATGAAGACGAGGAATGGATATGAGTATGGATATGAGAAGTGCAGGAAGATGGTCTGCAACAATGCTGACCAATGGTGGAAGAACAATTATCAAAAAGGATGAAGTGTGTGCTATTACTATGCACACCACATTCACGGAGGGAACTACATATTCCATACACATGAAATCAGGCACTATTTTCACCACAGATACAGCGCCACAAGGACTTCCTCTCCCTAATGAAGAGGGTAAATCCGGCACTATTTTCACCTCAAAGTCATGAAGTGGGACAATGATAATTGAACGCGGAAGAGGAAGAAGCGTTATCATAAGAGGCCGAACACCTAACGGAAAAAGATACGAGAAAAGTATCAAGGGGCATTGGCCTTACTGCTTCGTGAGAAATGAGGATGCTTCATCTGTCGCAGAGACAGTAAGAACTGAGGAAGGTTTTACCGGCCTCTATGGAGAGGGTCTGACTAAGATTATCTGCGCTACCGACTACGATGTTAAGCAGGTAGGAAAAAGGTGGCAAACATGGGAAGGGAATATGCCTTACTCTAATCAAGTTCTTGCAGACCATATCAACGAGGGTAACGACCCCATAGAGAACTACAAGCACCGCACATGGTATCTTGATGCCGAGTGGTCGCCAGCCACAGGCAAACTTCGTTGCATGGTGGTCTATGATAACTTCTCCGAAAAAGAATATGTTTGGTTTATCGAACATACTGTCGAAGAAGCGAAGGACGGCGCAGGTAAGGAGTTTTATTCTTATGGTGACTATACTTATGATACTCCCGCTATGGGATTCCCTAACGAGCGGTCTATGCTTATCCATTTCCTACGCCACATCAAGGCGTGTGACCCCGACATCATCACCGGATGGTATGTAGTCGGGGCAGACATCAAAACCATTATGGAACGGTGTCGCGCCAACCACCTCCCCGAAGCCGGTCTATCTCCTATGAGGAAAATGAGATACCAGTTCAAGGATTGGGCGCAGCCCATCGTCGGTCGTAACTGCATAGACTTGATGCTTGCGGTATCAAAATTATGGGAACTCAAGAATGGAAAGTTGCCTTCTTACAAACTCGATGATGTGGCCTTTGAAATCTTGGGGGAGAGGAAAGTGGAGTTGGAACACGGGCACGACACTTGGCTTGTGGATAAGGCACTATACTTGCACTACTGCCGACAAGATGTGCGGCTGCTGCCCAAGTTAGACGAGGCAGTCAATGCTCTCGACTACTACACCTCCCTACAACACATCGTTCAATGCGATATTCGTTCAACTCCCTTTATCACCAAAATGTTTTCACAATTGGTTCTTCTCGACTCCAAGTTTGATAGGAGGATTCCATCAAAGCCACAGTTCGATAAGGTGGCTTATGAAGGGGCAGAAATCTTGGAAGTAAAGCCCGCCGTGTATGATAATGTGGGTATCTTGGATATTCGCGCGATGTATCACAGCAATGCCGATAAATATAACATCTCATGGGACACGCTTGATGAAAGCGGAGAGGATTGCGGCAACGGCACTAAGTTTTCCCAAAAAAATAGGGGGCTACTCGTCAGACAAATGGAACTGATGACCAAACTACGAGATAAGTTCAAGATGAAGATGTTCGTTAGTGATGGGGCTGAAAAAAGAAAGTGGGACACTATGCAGTTCGCTGCTAAAACTCTCGTTGCCTCAATGTATGGTGTGGCCGGTGATGCTAAGTATGGCTTGTATCACCCCGACATCGCTGCCGCAATTACCTACACCTCTCGACAGACATTAGGTGAGTTAATGGTGGAAGCACAGCGCGTAGGTTTCAACATTATTTACGGACACACAGATTCTGTGTTTTGTTCAATACCCTCTCCTGAAAAGGGCATGGAATTATTACCGTTAATAAATGAGAGAATGTCGCCATTCATAGTTGAGTTTGAGAAGTGGTGTCCTCGCCTTATCATGGTAGCAAAGAACCGATACATAGGGCTGGTAACATGGAGTGAGGGGGAGGGTCATGAATCTCAAATCTATGTTAAAGGCATTGAGATGAAGCAATCAAGAATGCCTCCGGTGATGAAGGAGGCTATGAATCACACCATTATGGGTATTCTGAATGGTAGTGATGAACGAGCCGTCACATTGCGTAACGAAGCACTAATTGATACGATAATGGGGGGTAAAATGAACCCGTTAAAATTGTGTATGAAGGGGAAGATAGAACGCGACCTTTCCAAGTATAAAATACTCTCCGGCTCAAGTGCGGCTGCTGCTTGGGCCAATGAATATCTTGGTAAGGGCTATCGCAAGGGTTCCTTCTTCCTCGTCACTATCAATGAAGACGGTAGATATATTGCATTCGATAAGCCTGAAGATATTGACGGTATTACTAACATCGGAAATAGATTCCTTGTTGAAAGATTTATCATCAAAAAACTAATGCCGTATTATGATTTAGCGGGGTGGGATGCCCAACCCCTTGAAAACGCTAAGAATGGGGTGGGTGAAATAGCATGGATATAGATTTAAGATTAGGTAATTGTCTTGATGTAATGAAAGAGATGGCTGATAACTCAGTTGATTCTATCGTCTGTGACCCACCATACGGTTTACATTTCATGTTATCCAAATGGGATTACGATGTGCCATCTGTTGAGATATGGCGAGAGTGTCTGCGCGTGTTGAAGCATGGCGGCCATCTGCTCGCCTTCTCCGGCACACGAACCTATCATCGCGTAGTCGTAAATATCGAAGATGCTGGGTTTGAGATACGCGACCAAATACAATGGATTTATTCAAGTGGCTTTCCAAAATCGCATAATGTGGGTAAAAATATAGACAAGGCCGCAGGTGCGAAACGAGAAGTGATAGGAGAGAACTCCAATGTTGCTGGCCGCACCACCAAAGGAAATACTGAAACAGATTACGGGGGCTTCACGAAAAACAATGCCGCTATTACTACGCCCACCACACCCGAAGCAAAACAATGGGATGGGTGGGGAACAGCCCTCAAACCAGCCAACGAGCCTATTTGTCTTGCTCGTAAGCCATTGATAGGGACGGTTGTTGAGAATGTCTTGAAGCACGGCACGGGGGCTATGAACATTGATGAGTGCCGCATAAATGCGGGGGCTGACCATGCGCTGAACACCAACCGCAAGTCGGTTAAAGGTCATTGGGGCGCTTCTGAGGGAACTAAAAGTGAGGCGCATGAAAATGGGCGTTGGCCCGCCAATGTGATTCACGATGGTTCAGAAGAGGTGCTACATCATTTCCCCGAATCAAGCGGGGGTCATTGGGCTAAAGCCAAAATTACAGGGTATGGTAGGAATTATGGGGGAACACAAGATTATGC